CACCGCCATGCTGGATGCCCCTTTGCAGCCCAACCCGGGGCTTGAGCGCTTGCTGGCAGTCAAGGCGCCCTGGAAAGCAGGCGCATGAATTTGCACGCTCCCGAGCCGCTATCCCCGGACCACAAGATCCATTCATTCTCCTGCGGCGAATCCGTGCTCGACGAATGGCTCAAGCGCCGTGCGCTGGGCAACCAGACCAGCGGTGCAAGCCGAACCTTCGTCGTGACAAACGCAGAGCGTGAAGTGATGGGCTACTACGCCTTGGCTGCCGGAGCCGTCACACACCAGGATGCAACGCGGTCTGTTCGCCAGAACATGCCTGACCCGGTTCCGGTGATGGTCCTTGCCCGCTTGGCTGTCGATTCAAAAGCGCAGGGTGTGAAACTGGGGGCAGCGTTACTGCAAGACGCGCTGCAGCGGTGCGTATTGGTGTCACAGAACACCGGCGTGCGCGCCATGTTGGTCCACGCGCTCAATGATCGGGCTCGAGAGTTTTACGAGCACTACGGTTTCAAGGCCTCGCCCGCACATCCCATGACCCTGATGTTGAGGCTCAATCAAACATCGATCTGATCATCACCCTGCGATCTCCGCCCAGGGGTCGTTCTTGTCTAACGACTCCTGGTGCACCTGAACCCGCGAGCGGGACGCGGGCGTGAATCCCATCTCCGACTCGTAGCCCTTCATTTCCAGCGCCAGATCGCGGATCACATCCATCAATGGCGAGCGCCGCAAGATGCCGCTGGGGGTTTTGACGATCATGCCGGACACACCGGCGCGGTTGATCTTGGAGAGGGCCTCCCGGTACAGCCCCGCACAGTTGGCCCAACGTTCCAGCACCGCCGCATCAAGCGAGGACAGCAGGCCGCTCGGGGCGTTGGCCACTGCGTAGATCCATGCCTCTTTTGCAACGTCCGACATGTATTCGGGAGGCTCGCCCAGCATGCCCTGCGGCACCGGCTCATTGGGGTTGGTTCGACACTTCTGCAGCGTGCCCTTGAGCTTTTTGACCGCGACAGGTAGCGGCTTTCGACCGGCCATCGGTCCTCCAAAAAAATCATTTCAATTTGCACGCGAAAAAATTTGGGCAGGCGAGCGCATCGCCGCCGCCCAACCGTAGAGATTCGACCCCCCTAGGGGGGCTAGCGCCTGACAGCAGTCTCTCTGGCCGTCTTGCGGTTGTGGCAAGAGACGCAGAGAGGCTGCAGGTTGGCCCTATCAAAGCGGGCACCACCGGCCTTCAGCGGCACCACGTGATCCACCACCCCAGCCGCAACCAGGCGATCCTTGGCCTTACAGACCACGCAAAGGGGGCTCTCGCGCAGCACTGCCGCCCTCAGCACCCGCCAGTCCTTGGACTGGTAGAAGCCCACCTCGGCGTCAAAGCCACGCCTGGCCCGCCCGTAGTCCTGGTGCACGCTGGCTCGGTGTTGAGGGCAAAAGCCCGGAGTTGCCAGTACCGCCCCGCAGCCGGGGTACCGGCACGGCGTGGGGGCACGGCGGGGCATCGTTAGTCCCTAGCAAAAAGATGCGGAACACCCGCAGATTCGACTTGGCTTCCTCGATGAACAGAGCGTTCATACGAACACCATCAACAACCCAAAGGGATCGCCAATGACCTACCGCAACACGGAATTCACCGTCGACGAGTTGGGCTTCATGCAGACCGCGCTAAACAAAGTCCTCGCCGCCGCAGCACGCGGGGAACTGGACCTCAACCGCCTGGCTCGTGAGGAGATGGCCGCCAGAGGCCTGGATCTCCAAGGCACTTGGGTCGGTTTCGATCGCGCCCGCCAGATCCACCAAGTGGAGGTGGCCAAGTGAAACCCAACCAACAGCTTGAGCAGCTGCTCGAACAGTTCGCCAAGCAGCACCTGTTCATCGAGACCCTTCAAACCCAGCACAGCGACCGGCTCGACTTTCACGAGGTGAGCGTCTGGGGCGTCAAGGCAGCACTCGAAGCCGCCTTCGAGGCAGGCCGCAAAGCCGCCAGCACCAATCAAGCACCCACTTCCACCCAATCTTGATCGGACAACACCATGACCACGCAACTCACGCCCGCCCAACATGTCATCCTGGTCCACGCCCATCAGCACACCGAGGGCAAGATCATCTGGTTCCCCGAAAATATCAAAGGCGGGGCGAGAAAGAAAGTGCTCAACGCAATGTTCGATCGCGCGCTCATCACGCCCTTGGGCGATGACTGGTTCGTGGCCGCCGAGGGCTACGACGCGCTGGGCCAGCCGCGTCCTGCCGCGATCACGGTGGCAAAACTGGATGCCATCATCGCCAACGCCGAGGCTTCGCAACGCATCGACACAGATCCCGAGATCGAAGCCGCGGTATCCGCCATCGAAGCCACAGCAAAAGCCGACGCCACGGTGAAACGCACTCGCGACAACAGCAAGCAGGCCTTGGTGATCGCGATGCTTAAACGCCCTGAAGGCGCGACGATCTCACAGATCTGCGAAGCCACCGACTGGCAGCAGCACACGGTGCGTGGCACCTTTGCCGGCGCCTTCAAAAAGAAGCTCGGGCTGACCATCATCTCCGACAAGGTCGAAGGTGCCGGCCGCGTCTATCGCATCGCGTGAATCGGGGGCAACACATGAACACGCTTGTTATCACGGTGGAACGCAAACCCACCGAAGTTCAGTGGGACGGCAAAACGATGCAGGTCGAAGAACTCAGCCTGCGCCTGCCGTTCGTCCGAAAGCCGCCGAGCCTTCGCGAGATGGCGACTTCGGATGACTGCACCATCTACGTCACCGACACGGTGAGGCTCACACCGGAGGCGTTCGACGCCTTCGCAGCAAACCTGCTCGCTTCGCACGACTGGCTTCGTGGAAGGGGTGGGTACTACCGCGAGGGGCGCCTGTGTCTCGAAGTCTGCGCACCGGGGCGCCCGCGCCTGTACGTCGATCCATCAGGCGGTGACTACGCCCGCTATGTGGCTGTATGGCGCTGAAGCACCACTAGAGGCTGCGTAATGACAGCCCCCCAAGCGATCAACACCAAGGAGACCGTGATGACCAACACCACAATCCCCGCCACCCAAAACGAAGCATGGGGCTTCTGGGGAACGATGAACGAACACGCCGGCAGCGCGTGGCCTCAGGCCATGATCGCGATTTCGGATTCCACCCACCAGCCGATTGAATCCGTCCGCGCCTTTCTCGACAGTTGCCACGGTCGCCACTTCGCTGATGACGTTTGCAACAGACTGCACCAGGGAGATGCGCTGGTCAGCGCGATCAACGCCGCCACCCACCGCTGGATGGGCTGGACCATCAACCGGCAAACCAGCAGGCAGTACGGCATCCCGCTAGGACTGCCTTACCTCACCGGCTTCGTGATCCACTGCGAGATCAAAGAAGATCTTGCCGCCAGACCACCGAAAGGGACCACCCAATGAACACCCCCGCGACCGAACGCGAACTGGCCCTGCGTTGGCTGATCAAAAACCGCCGTCCGGATGTTTCCATCGAACAGGCAGTGCGCGTGATGTGCGCAGCGCTGCCGCGAGATCTGGCCATGATGCAACTGATACGGCGTATCGCAGAGGAGGAAGCCAGGCAACCAGGAGCGTCCAGTTTCAAGTGGCCGATGCCTGCTGGGCTTCCAAATCGCGAATAGCCTTCTTGCCGGTAAAGTCCTCCCACCGCCGCACAATCACATCGACATACTTCGGGTCGAGCTCAATGAGCCGCGCCCGTCGGCCTGCCTTCTCGCAAGCGATCAATGTGGAGCCTGACCCGCCAAACGGGTCCAGCACCAGGTCCAGGGTCTTGCTGCTGTTCCTAACCGCACGCTCCACAAGTTCCACTGGCTTCATGGTCGGGTGCAGGTCATTTTTCTGTGGCTTCTTGATCTGCCACACATCACCCTGATCACGCGCACCGCACCAGTAATGGTCGGACCCGTCGCGCCAGCCGTAGAGGATCGGCTCGTACTGGCGTTGGTAATCCGCACGCCCGAGCGTGAAGGTGTTCTTGGCCCAGATGATGAACGTCGACCAGCGGCCACCCGCAGTGCGAAAGGCGGCTTGCAGCGTATCCAGTTCTGACGAGCTCATGGCGACATACACCGCGCCTTTGGTGTGCGTGAGAATGTTGCGGCAGGCGTCCGTGAGGAAGCCCGCAAAGCCGTCGCCCAAGTTGTCATTGAGGATCGGGCGATTCTTGCCGCGCAGCTTGTCCTTGGCCGTGTTGGCGTAATTTACGTTGTACGGAGGGTCGGAGAAAGTCATGTCCACCAGTTCATCGCCCAGCAGCCGCTTGTAGTCCTCGGGTTTCGTGGCATCGCCACACAGCAGCTTGTGCTCGCCAAGGATCCAGAGGTCGCCGGGTTGGGAGATCGGATCGTCGGGGAGTTCTGGCACCGCATCCTCATCCGTGAGGCCCTCGTTTTCCGCTTCCTCACCGGCGATCAGGGCATCCCATTCCTCGGGCGAAAAGCCCGTCAGTGCGAGATCGAAGCCGGCGTCTTTCAACTCGGACAACTCGAGCCCGAGCAGTTCGTTTTCCCACGAGGCGTTTTCACCGATCTTGTTGTCGGCAAGAATCAGCGCGCGGCGCTGGGTGTCCGTAAGGTGGTCCATCGGCACCACCGGCACTTCAGGAATCCCGAGCTTCCGGGCAGCGAGCAAGCGGCCATGACCGGCGATCACGTTGTTCTGTCCGTCGACCAAAATCGGCGCACCCCAACCGAATTCCCGGATGCTCGCGGCAATCTGCGCCACCTGCGCATCCGAGTGCTGCTTGGCATTGCGGGCGTAGGGG